AATTTACTTGTATCTAAATTTGCAAAGATGAATATGGGATCGTTTGTTGAGGTGTTGTTTTTATTGCTATCATCGGTATAATAAAAATCTGCGCTTCCTGTAGTGCCTACAAAAAATGCATCGTTATCATCTTTATCGCAAATGACTACATTGTTAGATACTTTTTTTGCATAAATTTCCTTATTAGATGTTTTAACTTTATCCACTATAACATCTTGCAAAACATTATTAATGGTTTGCTTTTCAATAAATTTAAAGAACTTTTTTAAATGTGCCCATTTATCATTGTAATAATTTTTTATATCATAATAGAACGTTCCAGCACCGCTTGAGTAAAGATTGAACGTATAGCCAGTTCCAGATAAAACATTGTAAGTTTGCCAGCTATTCTGTCTATTGATTGTAATTTTATCAGAAAGCCTGCCTGCAGGTATATCTACTATAAAATTTGTATATGGTGAAAAACTCCATTCATCTTTTAAAAAATTATACACATTAACATTTGCAACAAAGTTATTTTTAAAACTTTCACCATTTTCATTAATAAGATATAGTCTTACTTCGTAAAAGCCTGGGTATTTGTATGCGTGAACCCCAGTAGGACTTATTTGATAAGTACCGTCACCAAAATCCCATCTTATCTTGATATTAGAGTAATCATTTGTATCAGGAATATAAAATGTATTTGTATAGGATGTGAGCGGAGAAACAAACGATACAGTAGATAAGAGCTTTACTATTGAGTAATCTGCAACAAATGATAATGGTGTTTGTGGTAATGCGTATGTGCTTAATGATGGCGCGCCAGTATGATCGAAAACTTTAATGTAAAGTTCATTTGTATTAATTAAAGCCATTTTTAATACTCAATTTTTGTATTTGCATTCGTTGTTGTAAGTACTTCTATTTTGTTTAAAAAATCTAGCGGGTTATTTAAAAAAGGATATTTGAAATAAGGTAGTTGATAGTTTTGCGAGACTATTTGTGTATCGCCGTCAGGGTATACTGGGTTATATATAACAAAGTTTAAGCCAGGCACGCTAAATGTGCCCTGCTCGTCAGTTCTTTCGATATAAAAATCTTGAACACCAGCTATATTAAAAATTTGTGATGTCAATTTGTTAATGTCAAATAAAATACCTAAACTGTTATTTGTTGAGTCGAAGAATGTTTTTATGATATTATATGTATTATTTTTAATCGTTTGGTTGTCAATTTGTGATAAGACGTTCTTTGTTATAACAAGTTTGCATTGATTTGTCAAATCGGGTGAAAGAATTTCCCCAGCTCTTCTTATCCCCAAATCAACCGCAACATAAACAGGGTCAGTAATAATAATTTCGGTAGTAAGAGTTTTGAAGTTCTGTAGTTGATTAAGTAAGAGCTCTTTTTGTGCAGCATTTAAATAATTTGTTCTTTGAGTAAGAGAAGTAATTTTTTCCAATCTTGGTATTCCGTATATATAAATATTATTAAAATCACAGGTATCGGCAAATCTAGTTTGGTTGAACAAGACACGAGAATCGTCATTAGGTTTGTTTAGCTGTATATCATAAAAATATCTAAAATGCCCATTTAAATAGTCCCAATTATTAACTGCTCTTGTAGAGCTTATAATATTAGCAAAATTTCTATTTATAAACGTTTGATAATCACTTGCTGTAACCAGTCTGTACTGTGAGTTATAAATTTTTGGTGCATTTGACTTAATTTGTTCAGTTGATTCTTTATCTTGATATCTTGTAGATGGGTCAGTATTGGAGAACGATAGAAATTTTGTTTGTGAGTCCTGTAATAATAATAAATTTTCAGATATTGTATCGGTGAGAATTGTATTGTATCTATTGGAATTATACAGGAATAGTTTATTACCGTTTAAAATACCAATATCTATTTCCCCCTCTGAACCATCAGTTTGTAAGAAATAAATTGCAACCTCGTCTCCTGCTTCTAATTTTCTGCCTGTAATACCATTGCCAAATTTAATTTCGTACCTTTCATTTTCATCAAAACGTTTTTCAAATACACGAGCATTTGAATCATTTAAAAATAATGATGATGTTTCAGCGTATTTGTAATATTTGCCTGTAGTTTTTTCTCTTACATAAACATCAATATTGAAATGATCTAGTTTTTGATTTTCATTATTTGCAACATAAGTTATGGTTAGTGATTCGAAATCGTCACCAATTGCGGTATATAGAGGATATTCAACGTACGTGCCTTGATATAATAAATTATTTTCACTAAAAAGTGTCAATGCTTCGTCAGTATTAGTATTTTTAACAAAAGTAACATCACCATTAAAACTATAATTAATACCGTTTACAGTAAAATATGAATACCTTTTAATTGTGTAAGTATCTTTTACAAGATTTTGTGAAGCAGTAGCTTGAAAGCTTAAGAGAGCAGATTGATAACCTATTGGCTTGTAGTTTAGTTCCTTTACAATTTTGTTTATATTCTCGTAAAGTGTTGCTTGACTAAATAAACTTTCTGATGCAGTTCTGTTGAGATAAAAAAGTAAAACATGATACGCATATGATACAATATCAATAACTGCAGAAATATTGCTACCTTCGTAATTTTGATCTGTAAAAAGTGTTCCGTTATTAAGTCTATCTATAATTAACTGCTTTAAAGACGTTGCATCAAATGCAGCATATCCTTGCTGGTTAATTGTTAAGTTGGCGTCTTGGTTATTTGTAGAGCTCATGATTAGGCAAAATTAAATCCTCTATTATTTAATAAGCCTGTTAGATTTACTAATTCAGCTTTTAGTTGAGGGACACTTAAAATTATATTAATTGTGTAGCTATTGTCATCTTCGTTTGCAATAACATTTACTTTGTTTAATTGAACTCTGGGCTCAAATGTGGTTATGTTGCTCAAAATAGCATCACCAATAGCTTTAGCGGTTGATTGTGTAACTTGATCAAAGACAAAATTTGCTAAACCCATACCAAAGTAAGGATTTAGCAGTTTTTCACCACGATTAGTTAAAAGCATGTTTCTAATACTATTTTTAATAGCATTTAGATCATAATCTACTTTTAAATCTATAATTTCATTTTTCTTTAAAAATTGAGAATTCTGAGTAAATGTATATTCAAAATCTAGCTTTAAATCTTGATACTTGAGATCATTTACATTAGTTGTGTCTTTAATGCTTTCTATCCTAATGCTCATATATAGTATTTAGTATCAAATTATATCTACAAAATTAGTTTTAAAGATATAAATATATACAATGAAAAGAAAGTTTAATGGTTTGCTAGAGTCTTATCTGCAGCAATTTACGCGTGGTGGTTTTTTATATGGTTACATGGTACATATTAAACCGGAAGTTTTTAAATCAGACTTTTTTAAAGATCAGACTGAAGAGTATCAAAATAAGTTAAAATCTTGGGCAGAATCAGATCTCCTATTAAGAGTAGGTGGTGTAAAGCCTGTTAGACCTACTACACAAGGTAGTGGTAATGCAGAGATTACAGGCAGTGAATTTGATGTAGATATTGCTCAGGAAATTGCGCCTGGAAGATATGTTGAGTACTTGACAGTTCCGGGAAAATTCTTGCAACCTTATAATAATGGTACAGACTTGCCACCTATTCCAGATTCACTAAAGAGAAAAGATAATACACAAATTAAACCTGAACAAGAAAAGCCTGAAGACGAGCAACAGATTGCGCATACAGTAACTTCAGACGATGGCAAAGGAAAGCTTATAAAAGGTGATAGAAAGCTTCTTAATAGGAATATAAAGATACCTTCTGTTCCTGCTGAAGGCCAAAAATCATCATCAGTGGCTAGCTACGTGCACCGTTACTTACCAAAACCCTAAATTATTAAACCTTCAAGGGAAATAATACAGCTATAAAAGTTAATCTCCTGATCAACTACAAAACTGCTTCTGTATAAATGCTCTGAAATAACTAGTAAAGCTTTTTTTGCTTTTTCATTATTAAAATCTAATATATCGTTTGTAAGATTAAAGAGTTCACGTAATAGCGTTGTGTAGTCGCCTTGAAATTTTTCTTCATTTTCAATACAGTATTTTCTAGCACTATTGCTTTTCTTTTCTTTGATAAACCCAATTATCTTCACAATAATATCGTTGTTAATTGATAGTTGCGGTATGGTTAAAGAGCCAGAGCTGCTAAATTTTTGAATCTCGTTAATTATTTTTCTAAAATCGGGATACAGCTTTTTTATTAAAGTAACAAGGTCTTTCTTTTGAGCTTCATCTAGCTTGATATTTTCACTTCTTAAAATTGTTAATACTCGTCTGGCAATACCCTCTAGAGGGGGAATAAGATTTAACTCTTGACAACGACTCTGCAGTGCTTGTATAATCTTATGTTTATAATTCCCAGTTAAAATGAAGCGTGTATTTGAAGAATACTCTTCCATTGTATTTCTCAACGCTTTTTGCGCTTCTAAACTTATCCCATCTACCTCATCTAGTATTATAACCTTGATACCACCATCAAAGCTCTTGGTCTTTGAAAAGCTTACAACCTTGTTTCGTATGGTATCAATGCCATTCTCATCACTAGCATTAATATAAAGGTATTGACACCCTAAGATGTCATTAACAATGATTTTAGCAAGAGATGTTTTTCCGATGCCTTGAATGCCTATTAAGAGGAGATTGGGTATCTCTTTTTTGTCTTTAAAAGAGTTGACTAT